CACCAACACGATCATGCTCGCGTTGTCCGAGCACACGAGCGCGTCAGACTTCGGCCCGAAGCTGCTGGCCGCGTTGACCGCACTGGGCATGACGCCGGCCGCAGCCGGGATCACCATCCCGACGCCCGGCAGCGTGCCGAAGTCGCCGCTCGACGAGCTGCGGCAGCGCCGGGCCGAGAAGCAGGCGCAGGCCGGTTCCTGATGTTCATCGAAGCCGTCGACAACGAGACCGGGGAGGCCATCCTCGGCTCGATCATGCCGCGCCTGTTCACGCCCCCGCTCGTCACCGGCCTGCCCGGGCCGTGCGGCTGCGGGTGCGCGCTCACACCGGAGACCTCGGACGGCTTCGAGGCGGTCGAATTCGCCGAGCGCGTGCTCATGGTGCCGCCCGATCCCTGGCAACGCTGGCTGACCATTCACGCGCTCGAGCTGCTGCCGGATGGCCGGCCGCGGTTCCGTCGGGTGCTCGTGCTGGTTGCCCGACAGAACGGCAAGACGTACCTTTTATCCATCTTGACCAACTATTGGATGTACCTGTGCGGGCCCATGCTCGTGCTCGGCTCATCCACCAAGACATCCATGGCCGTGAAGGCGTGGAAGCAGGCGATCGCCCACGCGAAGCAAGCTCCCGAACTGGCCAAAGAGATCCCCGAGGGGCGCGGCCGGGGCGTCAAGACCGGTTCCGGCCAGGAAGCGTGGCAGATCGTCAACGGCTCCCGCTACGAGCCGGTGGCCAGCAACGAGGACGGCGGACGCGGTGACCCCCTGGACAGGGTGATCTCCGACGAGCTGCGGCAGCATAGGGACTATTCCGCGTACGGCGCGAGCTACCACGCGATGCGGGCCCGGCCGTACGGCCAGTGGTGGGGTATTTCGTCGATGGGTGACGACCGCAGCGTGGTCCTCAATGACCTGCGCGACAACGCGATCACCTTCATAGAGACCGGCGTGGGGGATGAGCGACTCGGGTTGTTCGAATGGTCCGCGCCGACCGGCGCGGATCTGCTCGATCCGCGCGCGATCTGTCAGGCCAACCCGAACGCCGGTCGTCGGTTCCCGATCTCGGACATCCTGGCCGAAGCACGCGCCGCCCTGAAGAAGGGCGGCGAGATGTTGACCGACCACAAGACCGAGGCCATGAACATTCGGGTGCCCATCCTGGACGCGGCCATCGACGCCGCCGCGTGGGCCCTGGCCGCCAGCCCGGGCTCGATCAAGACGCTGCGCGGTTCACTGGCTGCGGTGGTCGACGTCTCCTATGACGGTCTGCATGCCACGCTCGTGCTCGCCGCTCCCATGCCGGACGGTCGTATCCGGCTCGAGGAAGCGGGGGCGTGGACATCGTCTGCGGAAGACGGTCCGGCCGTGACGCAGATGGAAGCCGCGCTGCCCGCGCTGCTGGCCAGGATCAAGCCGCAGGCGTTCGCCAGGGTGCCCGGCCCGTCCGATGCGTCCAGCGCGGCGCTGGACGAGAACAAGAAACGCGTACAGTGGCAGCCGCGCGGCGTGAAGATCGAGAAGATCACGGGGGCGCAGGTCCCGGGCATGTGCATGGCGTTCGCCGCGCTGGTCACCGGCGGCAACATCGTGCACTCCGATCAGCCGCTGCTCAACGACCACGCCACCGGGGCGGAAAAGCTCTACCAGGGTGATGTGTGGCGCTTCTCCCGGCGCGGCGCCGGGCACTGCGACGGGATGTATGCCGCTGCCGGCGCCACCCTGTTGGCCCGGACGCTGCCGGCGCCGGCTCGACTGATGAGCGTGAGCAAGCTCCGCAAGACTGAAAGCGGGGACTAGCAGTGGTTTCTTCCCCACTTCGGCTAGGATGCCGATCATGAGCGTAGGTGGATGGTTGAAGGCGCGGTTCGGCGCGTCCTCCACCGACGTCCCGCTGCGCCACCGAGCGATGTTCGCCAGCGGCTATGCGGGCTGGCGTATCCAGGAACAGCTGCTGACCGCCCTGGCCCTACGCAACGTCAAGGTCGACCGGGCCGCCGCGCTCTCCGTACCCGCCGTCCTGCGCGGCCGGAACATGATCTGCGCGATCAGCACACTGCCGCTGCAGGCGATCGACAAACAGAACCGGGTGCAGGACCACCCCCTGTTCGCACAGATCGACCAGAACACCGCGAACACCGTCATGCTCGCTATGACCGTGGAAGACCTCGTGTTCGACGCCGTTGCGTGGTGGCGCGTCACGGCCTTCGAGAACGGCTATCCGGCGAAGGCTGCTCGTTACGCACCTGATCAGGTCAGCCTGGACCCGCCGGACGATTACTACCGCGGCTATCTCCCGTCGGAGCTGCCGACCGAGGGTGTCGTCTGGATGGAGGGCAAGCCGGTCCCGTTCCCCGAGGTGATCCGGTTCGACAGTCCGAACCCGGCGTTCCTCGTGGCCGGCGAGCGCGCCATCCGCAGGGCGATCGAGCTGGACAGCGCAGCCGATCTGTACGCCACCAACCGGCGCATGCGCGGCTTCTTCACGCCGAAGGACAACATCGATCCGGGCACGGACGAAGAGATCGCGGAGATGCTCGATGACTTCGCGGACGCCCGGCGCAAGCGGATCGACGGATACGTCCCCGGGGCGCTGACCTATGAACAGGTGCAGGACCCGACGCCGGCCGAGTTGCAGATCATCTCGCAGCAGTCGCGCGCCGACCTGGCCATCGCGAATGCGCTCGGTATCGACCCTGAAGATCTCGGCATCTCCACGACGTCCCGGACGTACCAGAACGCTGTGGACCGCCGTAAGGACCGTGTGAACGACGTCCTGTCCATGTTCATGAAGGCGATCACGGATCGGCTGACTATGCCGGACGTGCTGCAGCCCGGGCTGTCCGCCCGCTTCTGGCTGGACGACTACCTCAAGGCCGACCCGAAGAGCAGGGCGGAGATTCAGCAGCTTTACTCGGACATGGGCGTCACCGACGCCGAGGAGATCCGCGAGGAAGAGGGCAAACCACCGAAGCGGATCGAGGTCGCGCCACGATCGGCGCTGTCCGTACCCAACACTCAGATCTCCGCGATCCCGGTAGGCGCCCAGTGAGTGAATTGGTCTTCGAACTGACCTCCGAGGCGTTCTCCATCGACGTCGAGCGACGCACGATGAAGGCCGTCGTCGCTCCGTGGGGGAAGGTCGGCAAGCACAGCAACGGCCGCAAGTGGCGATTCGCCCGCGGTGGCCTGAAGTTCGCCGACGCGAAGTACATCCGGCTGAACGACGAGCACGTCCAGTCGGCCATCCTCGGTCGTGGCGCGGACATCGAGGACACCGACGAAGGTCTCGTCGTCACCTTCCGGATCTACTCAGGCAAGGCCGGCGACCGGGCCCTTGCGAACGCGGCGAACGGCGTGAAGACCGGCTTCTCCGTCGAGATCGAATTCGACGAGTCGGACACCGAACCCGACCCCGAGAACCCCGGGGTCCTGCTGGTGAACATGGCACACCTGACCAAGGTTGGATTCGTTCAAGATCCGGCTTTCCCTGACGCTCGCCTCATTTCGGTGCGGGCGAATATCCACGGAGGATCAATGGAGACCTGCGAGCACTGCGGTGCCCAGCTCACGGCCGGCGCGACGCACGAGTGCGCGCAGGCACCGACCAACACCCCCGCCCCCGCGCAGCCGGCCAACACCCCCGCCCCGACCGCTCCCGCGCAGCCGGCAACCCCGGCTGTGGCGCCCGTGGAGCCGGCTCCCGCGCAGCCGGCCGGGCAGAGTCCCGCTGTCGCGCTCTCGCCCGAACAGTTCTCGCAGCTCATGGCCAGCGTGAATCCGACTCCCGCCCCGACCACCGCGGCGCGCCCGGTCGTCGACCCCACCGCAACTGGCACCGCTCGCCCTGGCGCGGTGACGCAGGTGTCCGAGCCTGTTTCCTACGCATTCAGCTACGCCGGCGCCGGTAAGTACACCTTCTCCACGGCGACGGAGCACGACTTCTCCAACGATCTGCTCGAGCTCGCCGCGTCGATTCACTCGCACCGGGACTACTCGGCACCACTCGCGCGGCTGGACGACTTCGTCAAGCGCTCGTTCGCGGACGTCGAGATCGCCGACCTCCCCGGCACGCTGCCGTCGATCCGCAAGCCCGAGATGTGGGTGCCGCACCTCGACTACGCCACCCCACTGTGGGACCTGACCGGCCGCGGTGCCCCGCCCGAGGGTGGTCGCAAGTTCGACGTCCCGAAGTTCACGAGCGCGTCCGGCCTCGTGGTCACCGCGACGGAAAAGACGGAACCGGCGAGCGGCTCGTACGTCGACGAAATGCAGACCATCACCCCCGGCCAGCTGTGGGGCAAGGTCGAGATCACCCGGCAGGCGTGGCGTCAGGGCGGCAACCCGGCCCTGTCCGGCATCCTGTGGGAGGAAATGGTCCGCTCGTTCTACGAGGCTCGCGAAGCCGCGATCGCCACGTTCCTGAATACGCTGACCGCGGCGACGGACATCGCGCTGACCGGTACGCCGGCGGCGACCCCGGACAACGATGATGACCAGCAGACCGTCGTCGACCTCGAGACGGCCATCGCCGATCTTCAGTTCGTGCGCGGCGGCAACCGGTTCACCGCGGCGGCTGCGCACCAGGCGCTGTACCGGGTCCTCGCGCGGGTGAAGGACGACGCCGGCCGGCCGCTGTATCCGATGATCAACCCGATGAACGCGAACGGCGGTACGGCGTCGCTGTACTCCGTCGTGAACATCGGCGGGACCACCTTCGTCCCGGCGTATGCGTTGGGCACCCCGGGCACCGCGTCCACCAACTCGTGGATCTTCGACCCCACTCGTGTCTTCACGTGGGCCGGCACCCCCGAGCGCATGTTCTGGGACTTCGGTGCCACCGTGCAGACGGCGAACATCCCGCAGCTGTCGTACGTGACGGTTGGCCTGTACGCGGACTACGCGGTTGCGAACACGGACATCAACGCGGTGCGTCAGGTGACTTTTGACCCGAGCGTCTAATTTTGCCCGATTTCAGGGCACATCACACCGCTAGGAGGGGTGATGGCGAACGGCAAGAAAACCATCGCGGTCTATGCGTCCGCAGCCCGTACCGCTACCCCCACTGCGGTTACGGTCGGGTTGGGGAAGTACCGGGGATGCGTGGTCATCATCGACACCACGGCAGCCGGCACTTCCCCGTCCACCGTGCCGACGATCGAGGGCGTCGCCTCCAACGGCGCGGTCTACCCGCTACTGACCGGCGCGGCCATCACCGCTGCCGGTCGGGTAGCGCTGAAGGTCTATCCGGGCATCACCGCGGTCACCAACGTGGCCGTCTCCGATGCCCCACCGGAACAGATCAAGATCACCATGACCCACGGCAACGCCACATCTCACACCTACAGCGTCGAATTGGTGGCGATCCCATGACCGACTACGCGAGCACGGACGTCACGAGCAACGCCGGGACCGCGGTCACCGAACGATCCGGCACATCGTCCTCGGACACGATCAGCGCCGGCTCGTTCGTACTGTGGCGCAACACCGGCGTCGGTGCCCACGTGGTCACGCTGACCACGAACAACACGGATGACGGCCTGGCCGTCGCTGACCGGACGATCAGCCTCGCGGCCGGCCAGGTGAAAGCCGGTCCTGTTCTCGAGGAATGGGGCGACGCGAACGGCAAGGTGGCCGTAGCCATCGACAGCACAGCGTCCGAGGTCAAGTACTACGTCATGGGAGGTATCTGATCATGGCGAAGGTGTCTCAGGGCTACAAGGCGATCAAGCAGGTCGATGACCTGAAAGCTGAGGTCAAGCGACTGAAGGCCGAGAACGCGAAGCTGCGTAAGGAACTGGCGCAGCTGAAGGAAAGCTGAGGACCCCCGGGGCGGACTCTTCCCCGTATCCGCCCCGGGCCGCAACTCATCCGGAAGGGAGGTAGAGATCGTGACCATTCGAGTGACCGCAGGTGACAGCGCGGACATCATCCTCGGCGGGACGTGGACATTGTGTGTCCGCGTCACGGACGTCAACGGCGCGGCAACGGACGACGAGCCGGTTGTCACGATCGAACTTCCGGACGGCACGGACACCGCGGCCACCGTGTCCGCGGACACGCTCGGCAGCTACACGGTCACCTATGTCACGACGATGGCCGGACGTCACGTGGCACGACTGGTCGCGGACGTGGACACGGTGGCCGCGTCCGCATACGTCTCGGACGTTGTCACGGCCGGCGGCGTGCCAGGCGTGTCCGACCTGGACAACTATCTCGGCACGCACTCGTGGTCTGATGAGGATCTTGCCGAAGCGCTCGAGGCAGAAGCCTCTCAGCAGCGCCGGGTGTGCCGGATACCCGCCACGTTCCCCGCCGACCTGCGCTCCGCGCTGCTACGGCGCGCACAGTTCCACCTGGCCATGAAGCGAGTGCAGCTCGGCGTGATCCCCGGCGACGCGGACCGGGACACGCTGCGGCCCGGTTTCGATTCCGAGGTCCGCCGCTTCGAGAAGCCGTACCGAAAGCTGCCGACCGGATGAATCTCGGAACGATTCGCCAGGAGATCGCCGCCGCGCTGGACACGGTGGCCGGCGTCCACGGCCACACGCACCGACCGGCCGCGCTGAACAATGGAGACGCCTGGCCTCAGTGGCGTGGCTCGGAAGCAGCCGGCGGTCATTCGACGGAATCGACGTGGGCGGTTCTGATCGCGTTGCCGCAGACGGACGACATCACCGCGGACGGCTTCGTCGATTCGCACGGCGCAGCGCTGCTGGAAGCGCTGCGCCCGGTGATCTTCGTCGACACGATCGCCCCGGCCGAGATCTCCACTGACGCCGGCAACTTCTACGCGCTACTGATCACAGGGAGGGCCGAATAGTGGCCGCTGCTACCGGGGTCTACGTCCTGAAGGACGCGTCCGTAACCATCGAAGCCATCGAGTACAACAACCAATGCACCCGGGCACGTTTGGTCCCGGACGTGCCCATCCAGCAGCGGCGCACCCTCGTGCCGGACGGCGTCGTCTCCGACGTCGACTCGGCGATCTGGGTATTCGAGGTCGCAGCCCTGCAGAAGAACAACGCGGGTGGCCTGGCGAAGGCGCTGCGCGACGCGGCGCCGGGCGATCAGCTCGACGTGGTGCTCGTCCCGCAGGACGGCCTCTCGATGCCGCAGGCCACGTTCACCATCCTGGCCCTGCCGGTCGTCTTCGGTGGCGATCAGGGTTCGTGGGCTGACTTCGAAGCCTCGTTCCCGGTGATCGGCTCGCCGGTGTTCGGGACCACCGCGGCCAGCTAATATCCAAGATCAAAGGACTAGGGGAAGAGGTCCGGCATGGGCAGCATCAAGGTGCCGATGACGATGGAGATGGATGACGGCCGCACGCTGAAGGTGGTCATCGACCAGCGCGACTACGCCGCCGTGGAGGCAGCGGAGATCAACTCTGCGACGTCGCCGAATCTGTGGTCACGGTTCCTCGCCTACAACGCGGCGCACCGGACCAAGCAGTACGGCGGGACGTGGGAGCAGTTCAACAGCAATGACTGTGTGGAGGCCGTGTCCCACTCGTCGGAGGAGTCCGACGACGCTGAGGGCCTGGACCCTGGCCGAGCGGCACCTATCGCCGCATCCTAGTCCAGTTCGCTCGGCGGACCGGACAGCCGCTGGACGTCGTCGAACGGATGCACCCGCGGGATATGGACACCTGGCTAACGCTGGACGACGAGGACGAGCAGCGAGCAGCGGAACAGGCTCGTGAAGAACGGTTCGCGGCCGGCACCGCGCAGGTGTTCGCGAACATGAAGGGGCGGAGGTGAGATCGTGGCAACGAGTTTCGATGAATTGGTCAGGGAACTCAAGGATTTCGACCGTCGCCGCGAGATCACCAAAGCCGCTGCGGCGGGCTTCCGCCGAGCCGTGAAGCCCGCCCGCAAGGCGATCAAGGCGAAAGCGAAGGACACCCTGCCGTCCGGCGGCGGACTCAACATCTGGGTCAGCAAGATCAGCATTCTCGCGCAGATCAGGTGGTCCGGCCGGCGCGCCGGCGTCAAGCTCAAGGGTGGCCGGAACTCACAGGGTGACCGTTCGGACATTGCCGCGATCGATCGCGGTCGGGTGCGGGCGCCGTCGTGGGGCCGACGCAGCAAAGGCAACTGGCACACCACTACGGTGACGGCCGGATTCTTCACCGAGACGGCCGCTGAACTTCCGGACTGGCGCGATGACATCGATGCCGAGGTCGACAAGGCGCTCGACCAGATCCGGAAGGGGTGACGCATGGCGCGCGACGTCGAATACAACATCACCGCTTCCGACAAGTCCGGCACCGCTCTGGCCGCCGCTGAGGCGAAGTTCAAGTCCTCGCAAGAGCGTATCGACAAGATCAACAAAGAGCACACGGACAAGCGCCAGAAGGATCTCGACGACTCCGCCGCGAAGATCGGCCGAAACCTGGAACGGGTGCTCGGCGCTGCCGCGCCGAAGGTCGCGCAGTCCCTGGCCGGCGGCTTCGCCACAGCCGGTGAAGCGGCCGGGCCCCTGCTCGCGGCCGGCCTCGCCGCAGCCGCGCCGCTGCTCGGTGCCGTCGTCTCGGCCGGCATCATCGGTGGCGCCGGCATCGGCGGCGTCATCGGCGGCGCCATCATCGCCTCGAAGGACCCGCGCATTCAGGCGGCTGGCAAGACCCTCGGCCAGAACCTCATGGCCGACCTGCAGCAGGACGCGACGCCGTTCATCGAGCCACTCCTACAGGCGATCGGCCAGGTGGACGCCGCCTTCGACCGGCTCCGCCCGCGCATCCAGAACGTCTTCAAAAACAGTGCCCAGTTCGTGGCACCGCTCACTGACGGCGTCATCCGGGCAACCGAAGGCATCCTGCGCGGCTTCGAGAAGCTGACCGACAAGGCCGGCCCGGTCATCGCCCAGATGGCCGACTCCGTCGGCGACCTGGGCGAGGCGACCGGGGACGCGCTGTCAACGATTGCCGGCGGCAGCGAGAGCGCGGCCAAGGGACTCGGGGACGTCACCGACAAGTTGTCCGTCCTGATCCGGGTGTCCGGCTTCGTCGTGCGCGGGCTCACGGAGATCTACGGCTGGATGGACAAGCTGAAGATCACCACGACGCTGCTCGGCCCGATCGGCCAGGTCTATGACCTGTTCACGCACGGCACCGAGGAAGCGACGAAGGCGACTGACGAGCACAAGCGGTCCATGGACCTGCTCGCGCAGTCGTACCAGCGGGATCAGGAAGGCATTGACCGGACCAACCAATACCTCGCGGACTCGCAGAGGCTCATGGACGACGCCGCTGCTGCTGCTGCCGATCTGGTCAACGCGAACCGGTCGCTGTACGACTCGGAGACGAACCTCGGTAAGGCGCTCGACTCCGCAAACAAGGCACGCAAAGAGAACGGCCGCACCCTGGACGCCAACACGGAGAAGGGTCGCGCCAACCGCGATGCGCTCTCCGGTGTCGCGAAAGCCGCTCGTGACGAGTACGACGCGTTCGTCAAGGTCAACGGCGTGGGCCCGAAGTCGGCTGCCCTGGCTGACACGCTGCGCGGCAAGTTCATCGCCCTGGCCGAAAAGCTCGGCGCGTCCAAGACGCAGGCCAACAACCTTGCCAATTCGATCCTCGGCATCCCCGGCAAGAAAGATGTCAAGATCACGGCGACGTCGAATGCCGCGCAGGTGTCCAGAGAGACGAAGGACCACCTCAACTCGGTGCACTCCCGGACCGTCAGTCTCACCGTGCAGGTCAACGCATCCCGCCTGGCCTCGGTCGAGAACCGGCTGAACCGGCTCGGCGGGTCCATGTACGGCGCCGCTGACCAGTCGTGGGCCGCGGTCGACGGCCGCGGTGGGACCGCGCGTACCGGCGGACCGACCCCCGTCACACTGACCAGCGAGGTCAGCGTCAACCTCGACGGCCGGCCGTTCCACGCTGCCACCGTCTCCGCCGTGCAGGCGTCGGAGCAGCGCAATTCCTGGCGCGCCAAAGTCGGCAACCGGTCGAGAGCGAGCGTCGCCTGATGGCCGTGGCCGTAGGTCTCACCCTCCAAGCGGTCTATCCGCCGCGCATCCTGATCGCCGTCACCGGCCTCACCCTCGGCGACTCGATCGCCGTCTACCGGATCGTGGACGGCGCATGGACGGCGCTGCGGGCCAGCCAGGACGACTCGGTCAGCGACACGAGCTTCCTCGTGGTCGACGCCGAGCTTCCGTTCGGCGTACCCGTGCAGTACGCCGCGCAGGTCAGCGGCACCGACTATTTCTCCACCACGGCCACGTACACGCTGCCGGGCGGGAAGGTCGCCGCGTCCGACGCGATCACCGCACTGTCCTGCGAAGTGGTGATCACCTCCTGGGACAAGCGGACGCGTGGCCGGCAGTCCTCGGTGTTCCAGGTCGACGGCCGGAACATCGCCGTCCTCGGTCCCCTGGCCGACCCCGAGAGCGATGCCACGTTCTTCTTGGACACCGACGTCGGTAACGAGCAATTCGAGCAGCTGCTTGAGAACTGCACGGGCGGTGTCATCCAGCTGCGCCAGCCAGGCGGATACGCCGGCATCGACGGATACTTCGCGGTTACGGACGTCGACGAGATCCGGTGGTCGCAGGACGGCACTGACCCCCGCCGGGAATGGACGCTTCACCTCGTAGAAGTGGAGCGTTGGCCCACCGACATCCCCGCAGCGGCGTGGACGCTGCAGGACATCTACGACCACTACGGTCCGTCCGGCACCCTCGCCGACCTGGCTGCCGACTACGCCACGCTGCTCGACATCGCCACCGCGGACTGGTCATGATCGCCGCGTCGTCGACGTTCGCCACCATGCTGACCGGCAGTGCCCGGGTGGTCCGGGTGCGCGTCGAATCCTGGCTCGGATCGGACATGCTCGACGACTCCGTCCCCATCGCGTCGGGCAGCGAGGAGACGGACCTGACGCTGAACGTGCCGGAACGGGTCACCCTTGTTGTGCCGCGGACGGTCGACGGGGACTCGTACGCGCCCACCTTCTTTGACCACCCGCTGTCCGCGAACGGCCAGAGACTGCGCGTGCTGCTCGGGCTGGACACCCGCGCCGGGCACACCGAATGGATTCAGCGCGGGTGGTTCCTGCTGCAGGACTCCCGCGCCGACGGCGACCAGATCACGGTGACCGCGGTCGGGCTGCTCGCACTGATCGACGAAGCCAAGCTGATTGCCCCCTATCAGCCAACCGGGACATTCAGGTCGACGATCCGGGGCCTGCTCGAGCCGGCCCTGATGGTGGATCTGACGGACGCGCCCACCGATCGGGCGGTCCCGGCCAGCATCACCTTTGATGAAAACCGGCTCGACGCCGTCAACGAACTGCTCGACGCCTGGCCCGCTACCGGTCGGGTGACCGAGGGCGGCGTTTTCAAGATCACGGCTTCCGACCCGCCCGACATCTCGGCAACCCTGTTCGGGATCATCCGGGACGTCAGTGCGTCAACTCGCGATGGCGCACACAACTGCGTCGTCGCGCGCGGCACCGCGGCGGACGGCGGCGTCGTGCAGGGGGTCGCCTACGACACTTCGGGCGGCGCGCACGACTTCAATGGCAACTTCAACCGGCTGCCCGTCCCCTACTTCTTCAGCTCCCCGCTACTCACCACGGTTGCCCAGTGCAACGCCGCCGCTGCAACCATCCTGGCCCGGCTGCGACGCGAAGCCGCGGAAGAGCTCGAGCTCGAGGCCGTTCCGAATCCGCGGCTGCAGGTCGGTGACCGCGTGCAGGCCGAGTCCGCTGCGCGCGCGTTGACCACCGCGGACGTGCAGAAGATCGTCCTGCCGTACACCGCGAACGGCGGCAGCATGCGGCTTGGCCTGCGGGCGGCGTCATGAGCGACTTCTCGGGCACCCGCGTATCCCTGACCGGCGTCGGCGCGACGGTCGGCACGGCCACCACGGTCAAGACCGGCAGCGTCGCATCCTTCAACGTTCAGGGCGCCATCGTGCAACTGGAGGTGGCGCGGGACCTGACCATCGCCATCGGCGACGTGTGCCTCGTGCAGCGCGTCGGGTCACAGTGGACCGTGCTGCAACGGCTGTACGCCGCCGCGCCGGCCGACCCCGGAAACCCCGTCCTGCCGAATCCGCAGCCACCGACCGTGGACGGTGTCCTGCTCGTACCGGCCGTGGAGACACGCTCTTACCGCAACGAGTGGATCACCGCCCATGACGACACGCTGCAAGGTGACTTCGCGGGCGCCGGCAACTACACCGGCGCCGCGTTCTACGGCAGCGCGGCGCGATCCCTGGACGGTGCGACCATCACCGACGCGACGCTGCTCGTCCGCCGCAAGGGCTCTGGGGGGCTGCCAGCCGCGCAGACGGCCACGCTGCGACTGGTCACCGAATCCACGCGACCGGCCGGCGCGCCGACACTCACCTCATCCGCGACCGGCCCGTCCCTGGCGTGGGGCGAGCAAGCCGCGTTCCCGGTCCCAACAAGCTGGATCGACGAGCTTGCGGCAGGCACCGCGGGCGGGCTCGCCATCTTCGACGGCGACGGCTCCCCGTACATGGCGCTCGACGGTCGCGGCGCGCTGCCGTCCGCGTGGACCCTGACCATTTCTTGGACCCGATAGGAGGGCTCGTGGGCACCACACCAGCCAGGGGATACGTCTACCCCGACAGCAGTAGCGACACGCAGATCTGGGCGCACTTCGAGACCCTTGCGGACGGCATCGACGCGGACGTGGACATGATCGTGGCGCGCCCCATCGTGCGCCTGATCCAGCAGTCCGCGCAGTCGTACAGCTCGTCCTCGGCTGCCGCATTGACGTTCGGCAGCGGCAGCGAAGACGCTGACTCGCACAACTTCCACGACACGGTGACGAACAATTCTCGCGTTACGCCCACCCGGGCAGGCTGGTACACCTGTCGCGTCACCGGCTCGTTCGGCACGCCCGGCAGCGCGTTCACGCAGATCGCCGTGGCGCCGGCGAAGAACGGCACCCGCGTGGACGGACAGGTCATTTCCCGGCCGGACGCGGCCAGCACAGCCGGCGCGGGCGCGCAGTGCACGGCGTTGATCTACTGCAACGGAACGACCGACTACGTTGAGGGCTACGTGCAACAGAACAGCAGCGGCAGCCAGAACACCTCGACGACGGCGACGCTGCGATCCACCTTCGAAGTCCTCTTCGAACGTCCCTGACGGGAGAGAAGTCCATGGAATTCACGATCAACCCCAACGTGTGGACGTTCATCGGGGACACCGGCGTCGAAGTCAAGTACGAGGGCGGCCTGGGTCCGCAGACGATCCGGATCGACGAGCAGGGCGCCGTGATCCTGCCGCCCATCCACGCCGAAGAGGACCCGATCTCGCCGTGGAGTTACCGGACAGGGAATGTGCCGGTGACTCGCGAGGGCCAGCCGTTCGACCTCGAGCATGAGCAGTGGTGGCCGGGCGGCTTCACGTTCGTTGACGGCAAGTGGCAGCCGGTGTCCTGATGGCCACGCCCACGCTCGTCACCGTGCATATCGACCTTGTCAACCTGGTCGGCGCGGCCAGCGGAACCGTCGTCTTCACCGCTCACCGGCCGCTGATCGGGCCGGCCAGCATCATGCCGCCGTTCCCTAAGACCGTAGAGGTCGAGGGGACTGCCACGGTCGAGCTACCGGCCACGAACGACCCCGACTGGCTGCCGCTGGATTGGGAGTACAGCGTCGCCATCCACGCCGGCGGCGGCGCCCGCGGCAGCATGCAACTCGACTACCAGGCGGGAACGGTCGAGCTCGCCACCGTGCTTCAGGTCGACTCCGCGGCCGAGTCCGGGGTCAGCTACCTGACCCTGAATCAGGTCGGCGTG